TTACTTACGTCTTAAATAGCGTATAAATTCAATAATAGCCCAAAAGATAGCGCCATAAAAGGCAAGAACAAATAAACTACAAATAATCCATAATAAAGAATGCATAATTTATATATTTTAAAGATTAATGTAATACAAATATAATAAATTAATGCACATCATCATCAACACCAAGAGAATTAAAAAAACGAGCGCTCATATTACGCAAAAGTCCGGGAGTACCAGTACCATTGTAAATAAGATTAAATAACGATTCCTTAACAGTTTTCACACGGTCCTTATACGTATCGACATCAAACGCATTTTGATACATTTGAGAAGTATTTTGTAGTACCTGTCCATCCGCACGGGCATGAGTTTCGGCAATCTTAGCAATCTCGTGTTCTACCTGTTTACGAGTTAATGCACCTTGAGCATATTTAAGTTGAATATCAGCAGCTTTTTGCGCCAAATCCATCTTGTTTTGCGCATCCATGAATGACAACTGTTTATCAGCCATCAATGTCTGAATATTAATCAACTTGCGTTGAGCCTGCATATTAGCTATATTTTCAGAATTAACTGCCATTTGAGAGGATTTTAAATCCTTATCAATTGAATAAATAAGCCTATCAAGAGCCAAACGACCTTCTTTAGTCTTAGCGTCAGTACGCAAACTAATAATTTCTGCCATAGTTTTAGCAGCTTTATATTTGCCTTCAATACGAAGATTTTCGGCAGTAGCATTGTCTACCTTACGTTTAGCACTAGAGGAAATAATATCGGCAGCCTGCCCAAGACCTTGAGCAAGCGCGGAATAATCAGCAGAATAAGGCGTAGCGGTAGGAGGGTTAACACCTTGTGCAGACGGAGAAGAACCGGAAGGCATAGACGTAGAAGAAGCAGTACCAGCAGAACCACCGGACATCATTAAATAGGGATTAAGTCCGGCAGCTTCCAAACGTTGACGCTGTGCAGAAGCCGAATTATACTCATTAGAAGCATTGAATAGATTCCAAGAATTTTGCTTTGCATCATTATAAAATTTCCATTGGTCACCAAGTTGTGTATTATACATCTCCTTGTTATAAGCCATTTGTTTTTCAAGCATTTTCTCATTAAATTCGTTATTCATTTGAGCAATTTCCTTATTTGCTTGATTACTAGCACGAGTACTAGCAGCTCCACCAATAGCGGAAACTCCGGCAGCAGCAGCACCGGAAAGAATAGGAAGAGAAGCAGCAGCCATAATTTTTAAATCTTAAGTTAATAAATAAACACAATCAGCCGCCAAAAAGATTCAGATCTTTAGGAAGCGGCTAAAGCCGCCATTTTAACGCCTGCTAACGCGACGGCGACGCTATCCGGATTGAATCCGGAGGCGCTAAGCGCACGAGCCTCCAGCTCGCACGCTACCATGCGGAACAAAACACGCAACAAAGTTGCTATCTTTTACGCAACAGAGTTGCGATTAATTTCCTAAGGGAGTTAAATTCAACTCCCTTATAATATCCCAGAATAAATGTGCGTCGTTCCTAGCACATTTCAACGGAATGCCTTTGTATTTCCGTTGCTGTTTGTGTGTGATGCATTCTGTCGGTGTTCCTTGACTGCATCTTTTCACACTATGCAGCATAATAAAATACTTTCGGAAAAATAATTATATACGCACGCGCGCAAGATACGCACGTACGAATAATATAGAACTATTCCGAAGAAGGAGAGGAAACAGGTTCAACAGAAGCATCGGGAACTTGAGCAGCAGCAAGAGCGGCAACAGCTTCATCGGAAGAACTCATAAGATATTGACTCCATGACATTAACTCACTAGGAGACTGAATATAACGAGATTTTACAAAAGAAATCAATTGTTCATCACCAAGTTTTGAACGCAATGCACTAAATTCCGGTTCTTTAATCGAGAGAGATTCAAAGTAATCAGTTAAAGACTTCAATGACATACGATCCAATCGCTTCTGATTGAATAACATATAAATATCAGAAGTCAAACGAACACTAGGAACACCACCGTTCTCGGTTTTCTGAATAAGAAACTCATCAACAGGTGATTTTTCTCGGAACTCACTAACAAACATATCCTTAGAATCCTTAGTACAAGGTGAAAAGTCACAAGAATAAGGCTTTAAAAGGCGTTTAGATGAAAAACCCATAATATAAAAATTTAATAGTTAATAATAAAGGACTAGTAAGGCAAACCGTCAACGTCTAAATTACGGACGACTTTAGCATCAAAGAAAGTTGTACAAAGGAAATTATCCGTATTAATAGTATCATCAACAGCAACAGCAAACAACGGATTAACACAATTAGGGTTAACCTTAAAGAAAGTATAATCAACAGGAGCAATATTCAAAGGTGGAGTAGGTGCAGGCACTTCGGGGTCATAAGAAACAGAATTAAGAAAATGACGTAGAACCGAATCATTATCGTATGAAATAATCCAATTACGCAAAGAAGTTTTAAAAGCACCGACCGATGAATCAATATCCGTCTTATAGTCTATATAACGAGGAGCATAGCCCAAGAAAACAGCATCAAGGCTACCACTAGTTAAGGGTTTAGGAGGATTCATAAGATTAACCAAACGAACAGACTCCATTCCAACACGGTCAAATTCGGGGATAGCATAATCAGCAGAATTTACACGTGTAAAAACAGGAGAAACCAAATCAGTAGTATAGTCAAGCAAAGGTAAACAATGATATATACACATAATCAAACCGTAACGACCTTGCGAATTAAAGGATATACGACCATTACCGACACCAGTGCCTTTGCCTGCAATATCAGCAGAATTGTCACCGGTAATATTGTTATTTACAACCTCATTAATATCTAAAGACAAAGAAATACCACCGAGATAAGTAGACATTTCAGATAAACCATCACCTGGCGAGACATTCCAATGTTTTTCAATTTGTTCCTTGTAATCTTTATTGCCGGATTGGGTTATCTCTTTCCAACGCTGTAAAAATTCCATTTGACGAAGAACCAAAATACTAATAGCAGATTCGGGTTGTTCACCAACAACGGGCAAACTTTCAACAGGAACGGCAGCTACATCACCATATTGCGCACGAGGGACTACACCGTGAAACATATCCTTTTGCCAATTACAATAACGTAAATCAAAAAATGAATAGTTATTAATAAAGGAAGAATCAGAGGATACATCAACAAACATATTAGAACCGTCAAGATAATCAACATTGAAAGTAGAAGGTGAAACACGTTCCCATTGGGAATCTCTAATGTGATCAGCATATATTTTCTGATAGGCAAGTACTCCATATAAATTAAGTTCCAAATTAGAAACCAAAGGATCAGTTTTCCAAGTAGTATCTTTACTATAAGCATACTTATAAAAATTACCATAGCCAAGATATTCAAGAAGTTTAGCAGAGCCAAGTGCACGATTATAACCAAAATAATTTAAATTCTGACTAGAAGAAGAAGGAGTAACATCCTTAGCAAGAGCATTTAAATACTTAGAGATAGACTCACAAGTAGTATAGGGCATGTCACCTTTTAACAAAACATTCCTAACAGGGTCTAAAGAGGTAGCGTGTTGAACATTATCATACATTTGAGTAAGAACAGTATTCGCCTTGTTCCAAAGAAGGTCATAAGGAACAAAATAAAAATCATAATATTCACGCATACGCGCAAAAGCAGCAGTATTTAACGGCTGTGTACGAGTGAAAGATTTCAAATCAATAGACCAAGAATCACCTGGAAGAACCTCCCAACAACGAACAGGAAGCAATTCACCGGATTTAGCAGTAAAATTACGCTTTGAGGAAAGGTCAAAACCATTACGAGACGGTTTATTCCGCAAAGACTTAAGAGTCATAATATTAGCCATAAGCAAAATAATTTAAGTTAGACATTAATCAAAAAAAATCTTATTAGCATCATTCAATTTTTTATGCTTTATACGGTCATTAAAGAGCTTTTTAATTTCAGAACTATAAAGTTTATAAACAGGAGTTACACGAAAGGAATTAAAATCCGTATGAACATTACAATAAAAATAAGGATAATAGGTATTTTCCCATTCATTAGTAAGCAAATCAGCATCACCAATCAAATCAGATTCAAAAAACAATCTTTGAGATTCAAAAAAATCAGTCAAATGCATATATTCCAAACGGGAATAAAAATCCTCAATCAAACGGAGTTTAATTTTACGCTCTGTCAATGTATTATGAGTACAAACAAAATAAAGGAAATGTTTAGAAACAAGCAGTTCCGAATAAATACGATGGACAAACAAATCAAAATCAACAGAATCAACAGGACAAGAAATATTCTCATAATCACAAAAGTAATCTGCCAATTCAAATAATTTAGACTGGTCAGAACAAGCACCAAACAAATCAATCAAATAAGTAGATTTAGTACTATGAAAATCATGTATATAAACAGCTATTTCTTTTGCAAGTGATAACGTTGTAGAAGCTTCGGGGAATAAGCTCCGCGCTGTATCATAGATTGAGTAAGAGTAAGCACGTTCACGTGAAGATTTAGTAGCAAATCCTTTACACTTTGGGTAGAAATAAGAGTAATACGACCGCCATAAGTCAAACTCTTTATATTTTCCATTGAGTACGATGCTTCTTTTAATAAAACACTCAGGGGTAAGCGAGTATATTTTTTCTCGTTCACAAGCAAGAAACTTCTGACCCAATTTCTGAGAATGAACGCAGAACGGACTGACGGAACGTATTTTAAAAACTTTGGGTATAGTGCAAGAGCTATTAACATACGACGCAACGTACGATGAACATTTACCTTTGGAGACTTGACAATCGACACGACCAAAAGACCATGCTTGAGATAAAGCCTCTGAACATACCGATAACGCTTCATCTGATTGGAGGAATAATAAGATATGATAATGCGGGCGGAAGTGTACGGGTCCGTATTCGCCAACGGCAAAGTAACGCACTTTTTCACAGGGGAGTTTTTTAGAGACATAATAACGAAATCTTTTAAAAAATAATTGTAAATCAGTTTTTCGCAAATAGGGGACATCACCAAAAAGATAGAATTTATTAAGTAATCTATCAATATCAGTAGAGGATAAATCAGCAGCACCAAGAATTTCACCAGTTTCCTTATCTACCAAATCATTACCAAACGGACGCTCAAGAGAATCAACAATAGTAGCACGAGGAATAAAACGATTAGCATAAGTAAGAGTAATAAATAGGGTATGTCTAGAAACATAACTTTCCAAATCACATTGAAAGGCATAACGGGAGTTTTTAGCAAGTGTACAGGCTTCACAATGTCCGCAAGGAACTACCATAGATTCATGCGTATAAGGATTAGTTATACGTTTAGGATGCAAGCACTTACAAAAAGGATTTTGTAACATAATTAGAAATTTGGCGATAAATCAAGATGCGTAGAATCATTACGAGAATCAGTAGAAGAATCAACTTTTTGAGTAGAGCTGGAATTATTCTTTTGAACACTCATAGACATAGTAACAGCACACGAAGAAACTAGAATAATATTACAAATAGTAACAATAGCCGTAACAATAGCCTGGACGATACGGTTAATTTGGTCATTAGATAATTTCATTATTCAGTAATTAAAGACATTGTACAAACATATTGAGGTAAAACACTGATAGACCTAGTTATCTTACTAGCTTCAAGAACAGTGAGAGCAAAGAGAGTAAAGCGATGAACGGGAACTAACTTTGTAGAACGGGAAACAAAAGAAGGATGAATTACCATATAGATAGTAAAGTCAAAATCACGCTTTTCTTCAAAAGCTTTCTTCATGTTATACTTTTCACACTTTTTCATAGTAAACAGAATTATGCAACTTTAATTTCACGGATAAAATAATTAGCAGGACAAGCAAACTTTGCTTTTTTAACCACTTGATTAAAAGTACCTGTATAAACAAGAGCAACTTTCTCATTTTCAGAATTTTGCAATACTACAATGTAAGTCAATTTTAAAGCCTTCAT